ATGCTGTTGCTGGAGTTGGAACTGTTACTCTTAGTAGTTTTGGCGAAGGAACTCATCAACTTAGATGTTTAAATGCTAAATCAGCGATTGGGTCAATAAACATCGTAGACCCTGGTACAGGGTATCAGAACAAGCAGAGAACGTGTGCTCCTGCAGGTATTAACACAGCACTTAATTTAATTAATATTCCTAATCATGGTTATAAAACTGGAGAGATTATCAATTATACAGTTCAAGGAACTTCGATTGGTGGACTCTCAGCAGGGACAGATTATTATGTAACAGAGATTGATAATGATTCTTTTAAGTTAAGTTCAATTGGTATAGGTTCCACTGCAAAAGATTTTTACTTTAATACAAATCAATATCAAACACTTTCTAATATTGGTGTAGGAACTCATAATTTCAACTATCAACCAATTTCAGTAGAAGTTCTTGGTAATGTCGGTCTTGCCTCTACAGGTGGACGCGATTTTAAAGCAGTTGTTCAACCAATATTCAGAGGTCAAGTAACTTCAGTTCAATTAACAAACACTGGAGTTGGATATGGAGTATCCGATGTAATTAATTTTAAGAGAGATCCTAGAGTAACATTAAGATCTGGAACTGGTGCACAGTTAGAGGCAGTTATTTCTGCTAACGGACAACTATCAGATGTAGTTGTTAATCGATCTGGACAGGAATACAATTCTCCTCCAGAACTCATTGTAAATGGAGTTGGTGAAGGAGCAAAACTAACTCCAAGACTCTCTAATGGAACAATTACTGGAGTTGAAATCATCAACGCTGGTGTTGGTTATGGATCATCCACAACAACTATTCAAATTGTACCATCTGGTAAAGACGTTCAGTTCGCCACTGAAATACAAACCTGGACAATTAATAGGGTTAAGAAAAATCAAAACAATTTAGTTTCTGATGATGCATTTTTAATGGATTCCAGTAATGCAACTGATAACTTACAGTTGTCTTACGCTTATGCACCTAGATCTTTGAGAAAAATTGTTTATTCAGTTGATTCTGGTGGATCTGTTCTTTATGGTAAAAAAGATCTTCAATTAGTTAACGGAGAAGAAACAACAAATACTGATCACTCTGGAATACTCGGTTGGGCGTATGATGGTCACCCAATTTACGGTCCTTATGGATATGAAAATGCGACTGGTGGAAATATAGTTCAGATGAAGTCTGGTTATGCCATAGATTTAAAAGATAACAGACCTCCACTAAGTGCTTTTCCTCAAGAATTTTTTATTGAAGATTTTACTTGGATTGAATCAACTAACGATTCAAGTTTAGATAGAAATAATGGAAGATTCTGTGTGACCCCAGATTTTCCAAATGGAACTTATGCATATTTTGCAACAATAGACACTACTGCATCCTCTGATGGTTTATTCAAAGGATTTAAGAGACCCATATTCCCATATTTAATAGGAGAGTCCTTTAACTCCAAACCAAACAAATTTAATTCTGATAATAATTCAAATGAAACGAGTTATGATGTTGAACAACATGGTTGGAGGAGAAACACTTATCCATATTCTATGAATAAAAAGAATAGTGGATATGATTATTTACAAAAACCATTTGATTTTGTAGATTCAGATTCGACTATAAAAACTGCTGAAAAGGGATATATTACTTCCGTTGGTATAGAAACTGGCGGATCTAATTATCAAGTTAATGACCGTATTGTTTTTGAAAAAGAAAAGGGAACAGAATTTTTCTCTGCATCTAGGGTATCTAAAGTTAGAGGTAAAGATGTAACTTTAGTGAGTGCTGCTAAAACTAGTATATCTAACATTGAATTTTATCCAATAGGTAATGATTCCTTTATAGGTATTGCTAGTGCCTCTCACAATCTTAAAGACAATGATATCATAAATTTATCTGGCATTTCAACAACTTCAGCAAGGCTTGCTGGAAATTATCAAGTAGGAGTTACTACAAACACTTTAACAGTCTCCAAATTTATCGGCACCGTTAATGCTACAGGAATCGTAACCTTTATCGATGTTTCAACAAGAAGTTTTGATTATCCTCAAATCCAAGAGAATGATATTTTAACGATTGGAACTGAAACTGTTAAAGTTTTAAATATTGAAAAAGGATCTTCTAGGTTAAGAGTTTTAAGATCTCAAAATGGAGTGGTTGGTGTATCCCACACAATAACCACTACTATTAAGGAGGATCCAAGAAGATTTACAATTAACGTAGGTTACAAGACAACTTACAATGGTAGAAGAAATAGAGAGTATTACTTTAATCCTGCTGAGTCTTTAGGAATTAGTTCATCTACTGCAACTGGTGCTGGATCGACAATTGTTTTTGCAAATCCTGGATCTGGTTCCACTTCTAAGTTTGTTTTAGCACAACATTTATACTTACCTAATCATGGTTTGATTACTGGTGACGAAGTTTCTTATCAACTTAATGGTGGATCTCCTATTGGAGTTCAAACAGAAGCTACCGCTGGTGTTGGTATTATAACTGATGGAACCAAAGTATTCGTCGCTAATTTGGGACGTGACTTTATTGGTTTATCCTCGGTAAGAGTTGGATTGGGAACTACGGGAACTTTTACAGGTATAGCAGATACAACATCGCATTGTGGATTGCTGTATTTTGTTGGAGTTGGAACAGGAGTAAATCATAGTTTACAAACTAATCATAAAAATGTTGTTAAGGGTCAAATTGATAAAAATGAAGTAACTGTTTCTATAGCAGGAACTCATGGTCTTTCTAGGAATGAAACTGTTTTTGTTGAAGTAGATCCAATTATAACAAAAACTCAACAGGTTAAATATAACACTCATAACAGAAAGGTAGTAATTGGCGAATTAACTTTCACTCTTGCGGGTATTAGTTCAGATTCTTCACTTAATATATCTGACCATGGACTGGTTACTGGACAGAAAGTTATTCATAGTGCTACAACACCTGCCACTGGTTTACTTAATAATCAAGAGTACTACGCATATGTTGTTGATACTAATAATGTAAAATTATGCGAATCAAAATATCAGACAAAACAACCAAATCCAGAATTCGTAGATATATCAAATGATTCTTCAGGTTCTTTATTACCAGTAAATCCTCCCCTTAAATTCTATAAAGATACTAGTGTTAGATTTGATGTAAGTGATTCGTCTTTATCTTATGTTCAGAATACAACAGTATTGCCTGCGTTTACTTTCAAGTTTTACACTGATTCTAACTACATACATGAATATATTACTGAAGGAAAAAATACAGATTTTGCAGTTCGACAGTTTGGCACGGTAGGAACTCCAAATGCAAGAATAGACTTAGATATAAATGAAAATACTCCTAGAGTTCTTTATTATAAATTAGAACCATTAAGAGTTGCTGGAAACCTGACAGTTAATTTAGAATCTGTTATAAGCAAAGAAGTAGAAGATCACAATCAAATAGAAGTATTAGAAAGCCTTTATAGCGGACAGCATATAATCAGTGGTGTGACAACGAATACCTTTAAGTATTCTTTAGAAACTTTCCCCGAGTCTGTCTCTTATGCCAGCACAACAGCATCTGCATTATCATACACCACTAATTCGCCATTAGTATATGGACCAATCGCTGAAATTGATTCTAATGATAGAAGAAAGGGATATTCACGATTACCTGGAATTAGCACAATAACCTCATCTTTAGGAAGAAGTGCTGTTCTAAAACCATCTAGTAATACGATAGGAAAGGTTGTTAGAACTGAACTGAAAAATATTGGATTTAATTATCCCACTGATCCAACTTTGGCACCTGAGGCACAACTTCCTCAAATTTTGGAATTAACCACCTTCCTTAGATTTAACAGAATTGGAATTACTTCGTTTGGTCAGGGATATACAGTTCCTCCTGCTCTGATTGTTTTAGACGGATCCACTGGAAAGAAAATTTCTGATATTGATATAAGATATAATTTAGGTGACACAAATGTTAGTATTCTTAAAAATTCTCAATCTTTAAACAACGCTAACCCGGTCATTCTTCCTTTGGATAATCCAAATGGAATCAGAGTTAGCAATTTAGTATACAATGCTTCTGATAAAACTGTGACTGCTACCATGGCAGAGGAATATAGTGAAAACTTCCCTCTTTCCATAGGTGATAAAGTTCTTGTGGAACATGCAAGTGTTGGAGTTGGAACCACCGCAAAGGGATTCAATTCAGAAGATTATGATTTTGAAAGATTTGAAATTATAGGAGTGCATGAGAGTCTTGGCGGAGACGTTGGTGTTGTCACTTATAGGTTTGATAAACTTAGTAATACTGATTCAATAGGAACACTCGATACTGCTAATTCATCAATAACTTTAACACCAGAAAAGTATTTCCCTGTATTTAATTTTGATTTAGTATCCAATAATTTCCAAGTAGGAAATACTGTTGTGTCTGGTGATTCTGAAGGAGTGGTTTCTCGGTGGGATGAAGTTAACCTGACACTTACGGTTGAAAGTTCTGATGATTTCTTAGTTGGAAGCGTAATTGAAGAACCAGTAACTGGTTCTAAAGCAACCATCACCAATAACTTTGATTTTGATACTGAATATAATTTAGATTATTATTCTATTGTAGATAATGGTTGGCAGTCAAGCATTGGATTCCTAAACAAATTTGATCAGAAAATACCAGATAATGATTATTACCAAAACTTCTCATATTCTATTAAATCAAAAGTTCCCTTTGATGATTGGAATGACGTTGTAAGCACTTTACTTCACACCACTGGATTTAAAAAATTTGCAGATCTTCAGGTTGAATCTACACTTGTTGGTGAAGAAAAAGAAGCATTAGACATACAACCAATAGATGCCACCACTATTGAAATTGATATGATAAGTGTTGGTGATCTAGAGTGTGTTAATAATTTTGATTTTGCAACAGAAAACTTCTTACAGGGTGATGTTGAGTTTTCTGACGAAATAACATTTAAAACTAGACTTATTACAGATTATTCAGAATCTGTCAGTAATAGAGTTTTGAATATTGATGATATCAGTGGACTATTCAATAGCAATAGAAGAACGACTCCATTTGAAGTAGTATCCAGAGTATCCTTAAGAGATGGTCAGGCATCAAAATTCTTATGTCTTGTTAAAGATACTATATTTACCTTAGAGAGGCAAATGTCACTCGTTACTGTAGTAAACAGTCGAGTTGATGGTCAGTCAATGATTAGTCAATATGGAGATGTTAATACTGTATTAGATTTAGGATCTTATGATTATGGTATTGAGGGTGGTGAAGGAGTTCTACAATTCTTCCCAACTAAGTTTAAATTAAATCGTTACGCTTTATCTGTCTTTAGTTACAATTTAGATAGATTAGGATTAAATACTGAATCCATTGGTCTTGGAACAGAAAATATTGGTGTTTCTACTGCATCTGGTTTCCCTGGATCTTTAGTTAGTGTTGCGAGTTCAAATATTCTCATATCTGGCATCACAACAACCAATCTGATTACTCTTGGAGGAATAGGAACAGAGTCATCTAATACAAGAGCTGCAAAACTTCTTGTGAGTGTTGAAAACTCTAATGATAAAACAGAGTTTGAAGAGATTAGTATTATTCACAATGATTCATCTGTAGAGATACTTGAATACAATCAATTAACAAATCACACCCTTAGTTCACAAAGCGGTTCTAGTGGATTAGGAACAATCGGAGCAAGTCTGTCGGGTAAAGACATTGTTGTAACTTACAGTCCAATTGCAGGAGTTACAACTACTTTTGTTAATGTTCTTGCTGTGGGATTCTCCTCTGAGGGTTATCTTGGAGTTGGAACTGATTTATATGCTTATGCAAAATTATCAGCAGAGGGTGTTGATATCGCATCATCAGGAAGTCCAACAGCAACCACTGTTGGTAGATATGGAAATCCAACTAACACTGATGTTGATGCGGCATATGGAATTGCTGTTGTTTCGGATAAAACAAATAATATCCATGAAATGTTTGAATTCACCATTATTGACGATGATACAAATATATCTTTGACTGAATTTGCAAATGTTGATACTTCAGGTGCTCAGTCTCCAGTTGGATTGGGAACTTTAGGTGCAACTAGATCGGGTAATACAACGCTGATCAACTTCACTCCAAATGCAAGTATTAATGTTCATGTTAAAACCTTTATTAACAAGTTATCAATCGAGGAAGTTAACACCTCTCAATTTGATAAGGATTTGAATTGTGCATTATTGAAATCTAATTTTGATACTTATACAGGAACTGAAATTACTGTCAGAAGGGACTTCCCATTAACTCATAAGAATGATACGATCTTTACTAAAGAGTTTAACGCATCAGATAGTAGTATTGTTGACTTAACTGACAATACAATATTCTTACCTAATCATTTCTTTGTAAGTGGACAGGAATTAGTATATGATAGCACTTTAGGAATCAAAACTGACTTTATCTCAATTGCATCAACTAGTGGTTTTGTTGGTGTTGGAACAACTACAACTCTACCTAGAAATGTATTCTGTATTAAAGTCAGTGAAGATAAAGTAAAACTTGCAACAAGTGCAGCAAATGCTCTTAAGAAAAATCCAGTCTCTGTTGCATTTACTGGTGCTGCTTCGGGTAATAATCACACCCTCACGGCAAAAGATGCAAACTCTAAAGTCATAGTGGCGATTGATAATATGATTCAATCTCCGATTGTTTCAACTTCAGTAACCACTGGATTATCAACTTCAGCAACTCCAGGTAAAGACATTATATTCTTTACCGGTATAACTTCATTCTTTGCTGGAGATTTTGTAAAACTTGGAACTGAGGATAATGCTGAAATCGTTAAAATTGTTTCGATTGGAATAGGAACAACGAACGCTATCAAGGTTCGTCGTAACTGGTTCGGAACAGGATTAGGATCTCACGATAAGGACACCCTAGTTACAAAGATTGAGGGTAATTATAATATTGTTGACAACACAATCAATTTTGCAGAGGCACCATATGGTAACAGACCCATCGGATCTGCTACTGACCCACCATCATTTAGAGATTGGACTGGTATAACAACATCGTCCACTTTCTTTGGAAGATCTTTCATGAGAAGTGGACCTCCAAATTCAACTGTTGAGACTTACTCCAAGAATCACATCTATGATGATATATCTGATGGATTTAATGGTCTGGACAAAGAATTTGTTCTAACTGCTGATAAACAGAATCTAACTGGAATTACTACTTCTACATTAATTCTTGTTAATGGTATTTTCCAGGGATTGGGTGAAAATTCTAATTATACAGTATCTGAAACTACGGGTATTACTTCAATTAGTTTTACTGGAACTGCAAGTTCAGTGGCTTATGATGTTAATAATGCAAATATCCCTGTTGGAGGAGTTCTCCTCTCTGTTGGATCAACTACAGGTAGTGGATATCAACCTTTAGTTTCTGCTGGAGGTACAGCAGTAATTGCTAGAACAGGAATTGTCACAAATGTTGCCATTGGTAATAGTGGATCTGGTTATAGAGTTGGAATACAGACAACAGTAAATGTTTCAATTCAAAGACAGAGCACCACTGGTGTTGATATAACTGGAATTGGAACGGCTCAAATCACTGATGGACATATCACTGGAATCGCAGTTACTAGCAACAAGATCTTCTACAAACCAGGAAATATCATTAATGTTGGTTATAGTTCCATAACAGGAGTTACAACTGTCAGCACTTCTTTCCCACACAACCTTTCTGTTGGTGATAATGTTGTATTATCTGGTGTAGCATTTACTTGCGACTATCTTCCATCTGTAGGCGTTGTTACTGCTTCGTATGATCACACAAGTGGAATTCTAACAGTCACCACAGCAAGTGCTCATGGTCTCGCTGTTTCGCCTGGTAAGAATAGTGATGTAATTTTAACTGGATTGGCATTCACCTGTGGATTGGGTGCAACGGTTCCTCACATTTATCCTAGAAATACGGATGTATTCTATGATACTGCAATTTCAGTTGGTTCTACAACCGCAACAACCATTACATTAGATGTTGGTAGATCTGGTGCTAAAGACCAGTACGCTCATACATTTGTGGGAACTGCAGGAACATTTGCAGTAATTCAAGGAGGAGATTATTTACACTCATTCCAATACGCATTAGATAATGCAGTAACCACAGGCGTTGGAACACAGTTTACTCCAACAGGTGCTACATATGATCCAAAGACTGGTAACTTTGTAATAACAATTCCAAATCATGGATTAGATACAAATGTTGTTGTTGGAATTGCAACAAGTTCAATCGTCTTTAGATGCGATATGGACCAACAGGGTAGTGATCATCCATATCCAAGACCCACTGATCCCATTGCAGGAATTAACACCGCTATCACGGCAACTACAACAAATACTATCACTATTAACGTCGGAACATCTAAATCTGTTCTTTATGACGTTAGTGCCGCTACTTATAATCCAGCGACCGGTGCTCTTGTTCTTACTATTGGTTCTCACACATTACTTCCAAATAGAAGTATTAAACTTGCCAAGGAATCTTTGATATTTACTTGCACCAAGAATGGTAATACCACACAGCATAGATATCCAAGAGCAGGTGATCCTTATTATGCAGGAAGCCCTGTTACTAACGTAGGTACTTCAACAATATTTACTACTAATATTGGGGTTACTACTGTTGCCACGCAATATGTTTCGGGTGGAACAATACAACCTGTGATTATTGCTCCAAGACCTAACAATAATTCACCAAGCGGTCAAGATGCTGCATTTGGAGGATCAGCGGTTATTGGAGTTGTGGATGCAACCACGTTTGAGGTTAATACTGGAATTTCCACTAGAACTCACTTCTATGCAAGAGGCGGTAAAGTTGATCAAAAACTTGATGTAGTTATTGATGATCCACTTCCATATGTTGACATACCTCTCGTTTATGCAACTGGTTCTACAGGTGTAGGAACAGGCGGAAAAGTTGATATAGTCGTCGGACAGGGATCTAGTGTAGTTGAATTTAATATTTCAAATTTGGGATTTGGATATAAAGTCGGACAAACCTTAACCATTGGTATCGGTGGAACAGTTGGAATTCCAACAGATCCAACAAAAACTTTTGGTGCGTTTGAAATAACAGTAGACAGAGTTGACAAAGACTCGTTTAATGCATGGTCCGTTGGAGAATTCCAAGTTTTAGATGAGTTCTCCTCACTGTTTAATGGATCTAGAACAGTATTCCCAATTAAATCTGGGGGAGAGTTCTTATCTATTGTTGCTGCTAAGGGTTCAAATATTACTATTCAAGATAATCTCCTCATCTTTATCAATGATATTATACAAATTCCTGGAGAATCTTATGAATTCTTGGGTGGTAGTTCAATTAGATTCCTTGAGGCACCAAAAGCAGGTGATTCAGTCAAAATGTTACTATACAAAGGAACTGGAGAAATTGACGTTAATGATGTTGATGTGACGGAAACCGTTAAGGTTGGCGACACCCTACAATTTAAGAGTGGCAATTTTGAACAGAATCAAAACAAGAGATCAGTTTCTACAATTATTTCTGCAAGTTCTGTAAATACAAATGTTTATCCTGGACCAGGATTGGCTAAAAATGAAAGAGCGGAAAGACCCATAACATGGTGTAGACAAAGAGACGATGTATTGATTAACGGAAAAGTCATTGACAAATCTCGTGGTCTGTATGAACCAAACATTTTCCCAACAGCATATATTATTAAATCTGTTGGCGTTGGATCAACAGCAATATATGTTGATAATGTGAGACCTGCTTTTAATCCAGCAAATGAATCTCAAATCTCAGTAGCATTCCAAAATAAAGTTTCCCTATTTGATTATAATGCACCGGTAGGTGCTGCAGCAACTGCTAACGTTTCTATCGCTGGAACAATATCATCCATTGTATTGTCTGGTGGTGGTGTTGGATATTCTACAACACCAGAAGTAACTATACAAAATCCTGTTGGATTGGGAAGCACCTTGAGAGCAACTGCAGTTGCATCTATCACTGCTGGTGTTGTTACTAGTGTAACTATTTCTGCACCTGGAACCGGATATACCTTTACTAATCCTCCAGTTGTTCTGATTGGACCTCCAGCAGGACCAGAGACAGAAAATAATACCATAGCCTCATATAGTGGTGACTTTGGTGTTATTACTGGAATCAGCACTACTTCTGTTGGTGTTGCATCGACAGGAATTGTGTTTGACTTACTAATTGAGGCAACTTCTCCTTTGAGAGATAATACTGGTGTTACTGCACAAACGACAACTAGCGGAATAGCAACTGGTGATTACTTTATTGTCTATGAATCTAATGTTGGAAGTGGAGTGACTGCCCTTGATGAAAGTGGTAATACAATTGGTGTTGGAAATTCTTTCCTAGATAATATCTACAGAGTTGCTGATGTCTCTATTGCCAACACATCTTCAATTGGAATTGGAACTACTAATGTTGCTAGAGTAACTGTTAGTATCGCACATTACAATGGATTTACCGCTGCTGGTTTAGCGATCAGTAGTTTCTATGGAAGATATAGTTGGGGTAAACTCGTATTTAGTGAAAGAGAAGGATTTAAGTCCTATGATGCCATTACTTCTAATGGTGTTGTTGGAATTAAAACTGGACCATATGTCATAAGACAAACCGCATACAAGTCAATTGGGTTTGTAACCTAATAAATAACTAAAAAAATTACAAAAATGTCTGCCATTATAACTGATCAGATAAGGATATTGAATGCTAAGAATTTTGTAGCCGGATTTAATACGACTGCAAAGGCATATTATAGTTTCGTCGGACTTCCAAATCCGACGATAATTGATGCTGATTGGAATAATGATCCTCCGGCACCTATTGATAATTTTGCTAATGAAAATTCAACATGGGATACCGTAATTGCACTTAAGAAGATTACTTCAGATGATGCTAAACAGGTGGTAACAAAAAACGTCTGGGCATCTGGTAGAACTTATGATTATTATAGACATGATTATAGTATAAACAATACTCCGAAAAACTCTAACGGAACTTCATTATATTCTTCAAGTTACTTTGTTTTAAATAGTGATTATAGAGTTTACATCTGTCTTCAAAATGGGACTGATCCAGAAAATGTAAATGGAAGACCCTCACTGGATGAACCAAAATTTACTGATTTAGAACCAAGAGCCGCTGGAACTAGTGGTGATGGATATATTTGGAAATATTTGTATACTATCAAACCATCCGACATTGTTAGATTTGACAGCACTGATTACATGCCAGTTCCCTCAAATTGGGAGACTAGTGCTGATGATGCTGCTGTAAGAGATAACGCTGTTGATGGTGGACTTAAAACTGTAGTTATTAAAAATCGTGGAGTTGGAATAGGAACTGCAAATAGAACATATACTAAAGTTCCGATTAAAGGTGATGGTTCTGGAGCAGAATGCACGGTAACAATTAATAACGATTCAAAAATTGGTAGTGTTGTAGTTTCAAATCAGGGATCTGGTTATACCTTTGGTAACGTGGATTTGATTGCAGGAGGTATTCCTTCTCCTAATGAGTTTCCTGTTTTGGATGTAATTATTCCACCAAAAGGTGGACATGGTGCTGATATCAATAGAGAACTTGGTGCAACGAACGTTCTTTTATACTCAAGAGTAGAAAATGATGTAGAAAACCCAGATTTTATCACAGGTAATGAAATTGCTAGAATTGGAATTGTAGAAAATCCTTTGGCTTTTGGTAGCAATCAAATTTTAACATTAGATAAAGCAAGTGGAGTTTATGCTCTCAAATTGACTGGAGTTGGATATAGTTCAGCAATTTTTACTGAGGATACTGTTGTTCAGCAGACGACTGGAACTGGTGTTACTGCCATAGGTAAAGTCGTTAGTTATGATCAGGTAACTGGTGTTTTAAAACTGTGGCAAGAGAGAACTTTTGCAGGATTTACCACTGTCGGAGTCGCTCAAACTAATCCCTCATTTGGTTATAATCTAAACAGATTTACTGGTTCACCTGATACTGGTGGTGCATTGACAATTACTGGAGGAAGCGTAAGTCTCACTCTAGACGACTTCTCAGGTCTGTCAACGGTGATAAATAATAGGACATATTATCTAGGTCAAACTTTTACT